ATATACTTTAAGTTTATGATGCCAGGATGCCAAGCGTCAGTAAACAAAAAATGATCGCCAGGCTTAACTGCTCCGGAGCAAAATAAACGACCCATCTGTTCAACTTGAGCAGACTTGTAGATATTAGTGCCGCCAAAATTAAGAAAGGCGCCAGGAGTAGTGGCACTAGGAATGTCCGTAGGACCAGAGATAATTTGAACATTGTGATCTTCCTTTGCAAGTAGATAAGGTACATGAGACTGCCATTGTCCCGTGTACCTACTCTCCACCGCCTCTATATCGACGATGAATACATTTGCCATTACGCTTCCTGACGTGCTCGTGCTTCTCGGCGTGCCTTACGCTCCAAGTACTCTTGCTCTTGTTGATAACGACGATAGTCGGGACTGCGATACAGATCCTTTTCGTCATACTTAATAAGGTTGAAACGGCAGTGGTCAAGCCACCGATCCAAGTCATCGAACACCCGTGTAACTTCGGGTTTCATCTTAAGAGTTTTTTGGATATAGGCAGGGATATTAGCCATGGTGTGTTTTTCCTTTAGTTTAGGAGGTTAATGAAATAAGTGGAGTATATTCTACAATACCATCTGACTCACCATCTTCAGAAACCACAACTTCGTAATATCGTTCTCCGTATGTGGGAATAAGATGGTTTTGCAAAATATCTGTTGCTATCATTTCGCAGGATTTATGATTCTGATTGCCTGCTTTGATAAAATCTTGTAGTGCCCATTTAACAAGGAAGAACTCTAGTTCACGATCCAAATGCGTGACAGAGATTTTAACTTCAACCTTGAACATATGGCGATGTTCATGTTCTAAGAATTCGATACGAGGATCGATCAATCCTGCGTTAGGATAAAAATGAAATCCTTCGAATTCTGTTCGAACTTTGATATAAGTGCTAGTTGTCATTCTGCTGACGGTTTCTTAACAACTTTTTGACTAGCAGTTGTGGGTTTTGATGGAAGGTTATCTTTCATCATATTATAGATTTCCCACAGCTTCCAGTCAATGCCTTCGAGTACTTTAAACAAGCGTTCTTCTACATCCGGCTTTGGAGCACCCTTAGTAACCTTAGTTGTAATCATAATGTTTTGTCCTTACTATATTGAGACCAGTCTGTAAACTTACTACGATCCTTCAGTGAGTGTAGACTGTGTGACCACACACCGGGATTGGTTGCATTAAAATCTTTATCGTCGATCTTAATCATTGTATTATAATTCCACAAACCGATATACGGGATTGGAACACGAATTTGTGGAATAAAGTTATTATATTCGTTTAATCCGTTATCTAAAAACTCTTCTGCTAGTGCAACTGGAATATCAAGACTGCAAAAATAATCTTGATCTAAAAAGTACTGAATCATACTTTCCCAATTTTGCCACTCTTCAAAAGAACTAGGATGAAAACTGTGATTAGCACCAAAGAAGATATGCTTAATATGCTTAGATGTGTCTAGCCAAGAATTGCTGTCTACAAGAATACTTTCTATCTTATCGATAGGCTGTACGCCTGTAACAAACAAGGTTTCTAATCCAAATGCAGGCGTATGCTCAATTTCAGTTCCTGTAAAGAACTGAACATCGGTATGTTCGCCTGATGTATAGTTTCGTTTCATGCTATAAGTATACAATCTAATAAAGTTTTACGCAAGATTAAATATTACCAAATCATAGATCTTCGTTAAACTTATTTTCCAAATCATCTAACTTGCTTTCGTCTAACTCTGGCATAGCAAAAATTTCTGATACAGTTTTATCAATCACTGGAACATCTATTTCAAAAAAGTTGTTAAATGTATTTTGGGCAGGGCCTCCACGTAGTCTAGAACCTTCCAAACTACGTAAAAATCCAATACCTTTATCAATCATAGCAAATGCTTCGTCTTTAGTTTTTGTATTAAAAAGTTCTTCTACAAAACGATCGAAATACAAAATACTACGTGGAACCCATTCACTATATTCATCGCTGTTGATATTTTTAGAATCTAACTTCTTCCAATGACGCCAGTCGGGTTTATGTTTAGCACGTTCAACATCCATTAGATGATTAGCACGTTGTACAGCAACAATGTGTTGATATACATTATGACCCATCATAAGGGCGTAGCTAAAACTATCCCAACTTGTACGACCTTCTTTGCCAATCTTGTTTAACATGCCAGGTGCATAATGACAAATATCGCCCATGGTCAGCCTGCGGCCGAATTCACTTTCCCACGGGAATGGAATGTCTGATTCGGCAAGTGACTTGTTATCTGGTGCTTTTTCCATAGCAACACTCCACCGCTTTGTGGTATGTTGCGAGTTTGTGTAGACAAGTCCGTAGGCTGTTGCGACAAACGGTGAGGCGCAGTCAAAAGATATGGTAATTTCTTCATTGATATGTTTCCTTATTTGTCGTTGAATAGATGTTAGATAGCAAGCCCAATCTAACTGTGCTGTACCCAAAAAGTGGATCCAGTTTTTGCCTTTTAGCAAACCATCTTCTCTTAATGTCATTAGACGTTTAAGAGCAATATCCATCTTACACATATTAGCACCACCGAATGCCCAACCTTCGGCTTCCTTGCCCTCGTAAGGACCATTAGGATCGCTAAATTCTTTTACGCCTTGATACCATTTTTCAGCAGTTTCCCAATCGCTACCTTGTAAAACATTTAGGAACTTGGTCTTACCTTGGCGGTTAACTAGGAAATAATCGTTATTGAAACGAGTCTTATCCAAACAATCATCAAATGTTTTTAGTCCAGTCTTGTGTGTATGATTTTCATCACATGCCCAAGTAGGAACGTCCAGCATCATTGACCAATCAGCGGTTTGTTCCAACCAATCTAAAATCTGTTGACGAACATAGTTAGCCTTGGGCCCTTCAAAATCTAACCAATCAAATTTCAAAACACCTTTACCAATCTGGAATCCGCCTGAATCGCCTAACATCATTGTGTTAGCACGATCACGTTGTTGAATCATGCTGTCTTGTGTTTGACTTTTTGTTAAATCTAATTGAGCATGACCTGCAGAATATAAACTATATTTGTAATAGAAGTATCCTTCTTCGGGATTTAAAAAGTTCATACCTTCAATACCTCGATCAAATCCCGCAGGAATACGATCATCGGGTACAAACTTTTCTAATCTCTGTTTGGCAACATAAGTGCTATAGAAAGAGCTAATAGCTGGCAAATAGCAGGCATAATCCTTATTCAATACACTTAAATCTACTGGTGGTTTACTTTTCATTTCGTTTTTGTTCCCATAATTTTTTTCTTGCTTCTGACATCTTTCTTTTAGTTTTGTCTGACATCTTTCTACCTTTAAGTGTAGCACTTATTTTCTCTTTTTGCAAGTCCGACATTACTTTACCTTTTTGTGCGGCACACATTTTAGCACGGGTTTCGGCACTTACTTCTACTCCTAATCTGGAGCCTTTTTGAACACCTGTCTTGCCTTTATTCCAAGGAGTTTTACCTTTACCAGCTTCGCTTAATTTTTTTCTATGCTCTTCTGATTTTGTTTTACCTTTTAACGCTTCTGATATTCTTTCTTTGTGTGTATCTTTTCTTGGTTTCTTATTTGCTTCGGAAATAGTCTTTCTCCCTTTTTCTGATAGGTACGACCCGATCTTTATATCTTTGTTCCACGGAATAATGCCTGCCGATCCATCACCACCGTCTGTCCTATTATGTAAAATACCTGTACCTATATCTTTTCGACCATACCATCTAATCATTCTACGCTCAATAGCAAATGCTCCAAGCTCTGTTAAATTTGTTTCTAATATAACAATTCTATTTAGGTCTTTAGGAACAATAACAGAGTGAGACTTTTGCCACGCTCTGTCATCTTTCCCTTTACCAATATAATACGGTGTTAAATCTTTAGTTCTCAAATAAGCATATACATAAAACATAATAGTTCTCCTATATGTTTATTTATACTTACTTGCTATATACACCTATTATTCTTCTACTCCGAAATGTTCTCGCAATGCCTTAGCATCTTCTTCATTCATTGCCAGCCAATCAATACTTTCTTTCACAATTAACTCAGTAAAATCTTCTAAGTATTTTGTCAAGTCCGCATCTTCTCGATGGCAACTTACCAGTTTACCTTTATGTTCGCTAACTAACCATGATTTAATAGCAAGTTCTCTAATCTTCTCGTTCATATTCTTTGCTTAAAATTACTGTTGCCTTTAATTGGCGTTTAGCTCGTTCGACATCTTCGAGTACTTTATTTAGGTTTTCTTGAGCGGCTTCAACTGCCGGTGGTTTCTTCATTGTTATTTTCTTCTTGTTCTACTAATATAGCAGTTATTTCTAGTTGTTGTCTAGCTTTAAGGAGATTTTCTCTTGCAGCCTTAATAGCAGGGTGATCACTTTGTTCCCATATCTGTTCTTCCTGCATACGTTTGATAACCCAATCTATAGCTCGTTCAGCGCTATATGAAAGTTTTATTGTAGGGCTGGAATCGATAATAGGTTTCCAGCTTATTCCGTCGTACACATCGAAGCCCTGACGAGATGAATTAAATTTAATCATTCCTGCCATGTCGGTTCCGTTGTTGTAAAAACTCGGATACTGTGAATATCCGCCGTCTACTTGAATATGCGTACCGCCTGCAATATTCTTAATCATTTTTAGACACCTGCTGGGATAATGTATTTGTAAGTTGCAATACCGCTATCTAGTTCAATCTGCATAGCACCGCCATTACTGAAACTAACTTTAGCATTGTTAGTATCTGCAATCTTTAAAATACTCAATACATTACTAACTGGATATGTCCAAGCCTTAGTTAGCTTTCCAGTAACGCCTGTAGCAAATGTAAACTCACCTGCATGGCTGCTTTGATCTCCAAAAGAGAAAATCAACTTATCTCCATCTGTCTTAGCCAAGAAACTTGTATGTTCTGTATTTGCACCTGCTTGGAACTGAAAGCGTTGAATGCCGGTAACAGTAGGAGTAACTTCAACTTCCCAGTTAGCACCTTTGAACTTAACAGTCTTAAGTTTTTCTTCAATAACATCTTGATTCATGAAACGATAATCGTTCTTGAAATCACCGTCCTTGTTTTCAAAATGTAATCCTGTTGGGATGTTAACACCGTTGCGTTGACCAGTTACTAACTCAATCTTAGCATCTTCTTGGTATTCTTTACCTTCGATAAGATAACGAAGTTTTTCAAGTTGTGGCATACCAAATGTACCGATCAACTGTGGATATGGATCTGTAGTTTCTGCGTATAGAATAACACTTTTGTTTTCTTCAATACTATCGATTAATGTTTTGTCTGATGTGCCAGTTACCTTAACAATGTTTAGGAAACCTAGTTTTTGTGTATGAGCTACGATGTCTTTAAGTAAATCTTGCATGATAAAAGTCCTTTGTATAAGTTTATTTAGGTTGAGAAGTAAAGTCAATGACTATTTTATTCAAATGAGAATAAGGAGTTAAATGTATTGGTCTCAGTAGTAGAACTTAAATCCCACTCCAATACACCGATAAGATTTTCAATCTTGTTATTAATAATAGTTGCTTCCATTTCTGCATGGTCAAATGGAAGTTCTTGGAACCACTTAGGTAATCGTAGTTCGTCGACTGGATAAGCAATGCTAGTGAATCCCAATGGATTTGGACGCATCTTGCAGACAATAACTTTCATACCGTCAACAATCTGTTGACTGTATTTGTCACCGTTCATACGTTTCAATGTGTTCCAGTTGATACTAGCACGAACGTGTCCTGGCATATTGGCCTTGCCAGCTTTCTTTTCTTTTTCTTGATATTCAGCAATATTATTGGCACGTTTTGGTGAACCTTTTTCCCATCCAGGTCGGGCCTTGAACTCGGTTCTAAACTCGCTAATCATATCTAGAATCTCTCGTTCTTCACTGCCATTCAGTACTTTGGTAAGAACTTCTTCCAAGAACTTTTGCATAAATTCTGGAGTGTCACTGCGTTTCAAATCTAAACCCATGGCTTTGATCTTACCAGGCTTGCCATTAACATCACTGCGCTTGCCTTCTTTATCGTAGTACAATACAGCATAGCGTTTCTTAGTAATGAATAAGCCTTTAATAGCAACGATTTCACGACCAGCTTTAATAACTTCTCCACGTGATTTTGGGCAGTGATGAGAGTTTAACATATGCTGCGGGAATGTACTATTCACCTCATCGGCAATGGTATCATATAGCTGAACAACGGTATCTTTAGTCCAAGGAATCTGCCCTTTGGCAATTTCATTCTTCAAGGATGTATAGGCGCTGAAGTAAGCGGAGTCAGTGTCTCCATAAATGATACTTTTGCCGATGTGGTTGTATTCGCCTGTGATGACTTCGTTAATTTTTGCTGCCATGTGTCTTGCGATTCCTCGGCCTGTAAGAGTGGTTGACTGACCAATGCGATTATCGAAAAAACGACAACCAGCGTTGAGAATAGCACCGTATAGGCTATTGAGGTTAATCTTTTTAACCAATTGACGTTTGTCCCAGTATTCTTCTTCAATTTTGTTCTCCGCTTTGATAGCTTCTTTGAGCTTGGCCTGCATTTCCTTACGCTCTTTATACCAGCGGGCAAGCAACCCTGGAATAATACCTTCCTTTTCGTGTGTAAAAATAGTGCCATTAGAACTCAACATCCATGGATTATTACTTTCAAAGATAAGTTCATAAATTTGAGCACCGCTCATTACACTGGTCTCGCCATTTTCCCAGTCGATGATGATATCGTGAGCACGGTCTTGGTTCATAACAAATTCGTATTCGTTACTGCCAAACTTACCTTCCCATGCACCTGCAAAACTAGTACCCTTGGAAATTTTATCTTCGATTTCTTCTTTGGTATAATCTTGACGTAACTGTCCGACAATAGTTTCTGGACCCATGTTCAATGCACGAATCACTGATGGATATAGTGAGTTAATATCCATTGAACCGATATAGTCGTGAAGTCCTTTTTTAGGATAAGCAACATACGCACCTGCTGCCTGTGTGTTTAGTGTATCATCTCGCTTAGGACGACTAGGCACAATAAGACCGCGGTGATGTGCTTCATTTACAATAGCCTGTTCTGTAACAGCTACAGCACCCATTGTAGTTTGTAGCAACACGGTGTTTTCATGAGCAACAGTATTAGCAAGGTCGATGAACTTGAGTTTCTTATCTAACTTATCTAATAGCGCACAGTCTTGTCTATTATATTCGATAAACTTACGGAAGTCGTTATTGTAAAGTTGATCTAATGTGCCTTCGTAGACAGTCTTAGATTCGCCTACTTCCATTTCTCCGATTGCATCCAATCGATAAGTGTGACGTTCTTCATATGTGTACTTTCTGTACAACTCGAGACTATCAAGATGAACGCGACCGACAAGGTCATAAGTAACAGCGGCCTTTCCATACTTTTCGTACTCTCTCTTTTTAGGTAGTTGATCCCATAAGCAAAAACGACGAGTATCTTCCTTACTCAATGTTTTTGTAACTCTATTTACTGTGTAGGGAATATCGAAGCCTTCTGAGTTCCAACCACTTAGCACATCTGCATCCTGAATCAAGTCCAAGAATGTATTAAGCATTTCATATTCAGTTTCAAATAAAACAGTATTAGGAAATTCTTTAACTTGCTCTTGTGCTTGTTCCATGGTCAATGTTTTAGGTGGAACAGCAAGACAAACTAGTGTATCTAACCATTGTAGGTGAACAGCGATAGCAGTGATTGGCATAAATGCATCGTCTGGACTTGCATAGCCACGTTCTGGATCGAAGTCCACCTCAATATCAAAAAATGCTACATTTAGTTTTGGAGCATCTTTGCCAAGATAGTTTTCTTCTAGTGTGCGGAATACAGGATTGATATCGCTTTCATAAAGTTTATGATTGCTGTGAATTCTCTGTTCTTTTGTGAATTCTTTAAATGTTCGGGCTGTAACTTTATTAAGATTTTCGCCGAAGATTGACTTATACTTGCCCCTTTGATCGGGATAGTAAAACATATAACGAGCAGGATATTCTTGGAATATTCTACCTTTCTTAGGATCACGTTCAACAACATAGACAATGTCTTTGTCACGATCCCATCGTGAATCTACATAACTCATATTATTTTTCTTCCTTGAGATTTCAGGCTCTCAAATACCACTATGCGATTTATGGCTCGCTAGACCGTTCTCAAAAATATTTAGCCAACATTCGAATGAGGCCTATAGAATCTATGCTTACAAGCAAGACATAGTTAGCAAGCATGCCAAATGATTGCCTAGTAAAACTAGCCCAAGCATACAACATACAGCCAAAAATCCAAGCGGGATATAGTAGAACCAATGGAGGATTGGGTACCGTGACCGCCATCGTGATGCTACACGCGATGCTAATAGTCCAAGCCACAAACTCAGCAATGAACCTAATATGATTAGATTTGTAGTCATCTTTGATCCATTGTATAGTGTCTAATATAATTTTACGCATCGTCGCGACGATTTGCGTGGCCGCTGATGTCAACAATAGTTTCTAAATCATCAAATTCACGGAATACTTGATCCCATTGGTCTTTTTGTGCAATCTTAATAGCCTTGCGAATAACACTGGGCTTGACATCTAGTTCTTCGGCTACTGCTTTGATAGTTTCATTCAGACCTTCTGTAAGGTCTTGAATTTCCTGCATGACTGTGCAACCTTCTGCTACGATTTGTTTAATCTTTGCCTGTTCGGGTGCGCCAAAACTTTTACTCATAAAAAATCTCCTTGTTAGTAAGTTTATACTATACAAGGAGTAAATGTCAACTTTTGTCGTATAATTCTGAGTATTTTTCTTTTAATACTTTCTGTGCGTTTTGATAGTTGGTCACTGTTTGTATTAATGCCGGTGTTCTGGGAATTTCTGTAACTTTTTCTACAAATGATAATGTCCCTTCTGCATCATTTGTTAATGTTGTATAAGGAATATTAAAATATTTTTCTATGCAGTCTTCTAAAAAATCATCAATATATCCACATCGTTTATTTTGTTTTTTTAATATCTTGGCTATTATAGAAGTTGGTAGATCTTTTAAACTAGATGCACTAGTTAATAGCGGTAAATCACTGTTTTTTGATTGTTCAATATTATAAAGATCGTAAACATCATTTTTTCTATCATCTGTCAATCCGGGCGTTATAGGATCATTACCCCACATTTTTAAAAAATGATTTATTTCTATTTCATGATAATCATCAGGAGTAATGGTTATTCCTATCAATGAATAGTTTATGTACATGTTTTTTATTGTTAAATCATCACCTGTACTAACTTGTACTATATAAGGACTCGATGTATCTTTAGGTTCGAATTCAGTAAATTTTGGATTCCATGGCGTTTCGGATTTTATAGTTGTGTGGTTATTAATATATTGAAACCAATATAAATGTGCATCGCCTTTTGGAAAATCGTATGTATTCCAATTTAAAAAAGAATGAGCAATAAGTCCGCCTAAAAAACTATGCCCGTCACCACCACGGCTGAATACAGCATATATATCTTTCATTTAGTTGTTTAGATCAAATGCTTTAAGATTTTTTTCGATTTGATCTGGACGAACATCACGGGTCAAACTCATTGAGTAGCGGGGATCATTGGCCTGTTTCTTAGTGGCAATAACCCCACTGGCATCTTCTATAGGATGATTTTCATCACCTAAGAATGTATCAGCAAACTTTTTACATAGTTTTGTGATGTCCTTATTACCGGTACATTCTACGGTAAATTCAAAATCTTCATCATGTTGGCTAGGATCACTGTATCCACAATAGACTTTTTTTACAGGACTAGCATTGATGTAATCTGTACAACTACCTTGATACCGATCTGCCATAGCACCATCGCATGGACTTAGAGTTGTTAGTATAATACTACCTTCAGGGATATCGCCATACTCTCGTTCGTAAGCATCTATAGCATTACGTTCAGCATGGCTCCATTTGTTGCCAACTTTCATACTGGTACGAGCAACCGCACGATGATCTGGATCTAATACACAGGCCGACACCATACCAAATTTTTTGGGATCTTTCTTTTGTCCAGCAATGATTAAATTGCAAAGTTCAACAAGGTACTTATCCAAGTGTTTACGACCGTGGATTTTGTAATCGCTCTTGATAAACTCTAAGATTTTCATTTCTTTTTAGCCCGGCCTGCTTTCATGTTTGCTAGCCAATGTGCCATACGGGCCTTTTCACCTGTTGAATGTTTGGCAGTATTTCTTAAACTACTAACACTTGCTTTGGTATTTACGCCACTACGTTTGGCAAGACCTTTTCGTCCGGGATTTTTTCCATCGGCAAAGTTCTCATCTGTTTTACCTGCTTTTTTTTTAGCAATAGCAATAGCAGCCTGTTGAGCAGGATTGGCTGCTTCTTTCAATGTTTGTAATACATTGTATAGTTGTTCAACACTTTCACAATGCCATTTACGTAGTGCTTTATTGATACGGCTATTTGGATCTCTCTTGGTCGAGGCTCCTGTACGATGTTTCTTCATGCCCTTCATACGAGCACAGAAACTCTTACGACGTTTGCTGGCCTTGCTGCCTTTCTTTAACTTACTGGGTTTAGTAGTCACAGCAGTTTGTAGTTTACTACCGGGATGTTCGCGACGATAACTCGCTACGCCTTTTTTATTAAGGCCACCGTTTTTATTTTTACCACTTGATTTTTGCCAAGCGGCTGATTCAGTAATAAATTCTTCGGCTCTCATTTCTTTTTCTTCTTAGGATTTTTAGCGCCGTAGCTGGCAGCAATAGCCATCTGACGTATTTTTTCTGGACTCTTGTTTTTAAACTGATGATGACCTTTTGCGTTAGGTGTTTGAGCAGCTTTGGCAAAATCATCAATATACTTTTTTACTGGATCATTGGGTTTAAGTTTTTCAGCTAACTTAGAAGATAGTGACTCTAAATAAGCATCTTGTTCTTCGCCCATATCGTGTTCATCGTCTACAGCATTAAACACCGCATCTAAGTAATCAGCGGCCTTAGTAACTTTACTTTGTTGCCACGGTTCCAATGTATCGCCTTGTGCTTGCATTTGTTTGACAGCATGACGTAGTTTAGATGCATGTTTGACTAGACTCTTTAGTTGGCTGCTGGTCATGCCATTGGCTTCATCATTATACCATTCTGGATTTTCGTGAACACTATCATCGTGACCAGCACCGGCCCATTTGCTAGTACCGTGTGCTGTAGCAGCCGCTCCTTGTCCCCAACCTTTGCCTACATCGCTATGATCTTCTTTAAGACCACCAACTTTCATGGCCTGTTCTTTATTTGAACTATATCCTTGAGCAATGGCCTGTTGTCTTTGGTTAGGCCAAATATTGGCAACATACATTTTTCCATCACGAACAATGTACCAAGATTCCTTGTCCATTTCGTCACCAGCAGGACCACCTGTACCGTATCTTGTGCTGCGGTTGTAGTCCATTTGACGTTGTTGATCGCGCTCGTTATCGTTGGCGTAATAGCCGCCTTCGTCATCATGACGACCTTCGTTAGGTACACAGTTACGAACTTGTCCACCGTTCTTACCTTTCTTAGTACCAGCCGCATGATGTCCTGGCCAACATTTAGTAAAACCATTTGAGTCCTTAGCACCTTTCTTGATCTCATTAAGATTACCATGTGTTTGGCACATACCGCAATCTGGGCATACTGCTTCCATTGTCATCATACTTTCTTCGTGCTTTTTCTTACCGGCACAGTGAGCCTTTTGACTAAAGCCTTTTGGATGACTACAGTTGATTGAACTCTTATACTTCTGACTCCACTCTTCCGCCACACCTTGCTCTTTAGGCATAGGAATATATCCTTTGCCACTACAACGACGACACGATTTGGTAGGGTCTAAAGTATCTTCGCCACTGCCATCGCATTGCGGGCAGGTGCGAGTGGCTTGATCTTCCGCCACACCTTGCTCGTTAATTCTTAATTGTTTCTTTGTGTAGGCGATATTACTATCAAAACTTTTTTGACCTTTTTCTTCTGTGGGTTTGGTTATATCCGAATGAACTTGTTTTCCGCCAGCATAAACTCTTACTTGATATCCCCATGGTGTCTTATGTAGTTCATGTGTGTATGGTCCTATTGTTTCAGAGCGGATAACAGATTCTTTTAGTGAGCCTTCCGCCACACCTTCCTTCATTCTGCGACCATGTTGATCTAATACTATAAGTTTGCCGCCGAATTTTTTAATATGAGCCAATGCCAAGTCTCGTGATAGGAATGTTTTAACAAACTCATTTTTGCTATCAGGAAATACACCATACTCAGTTGGTTCAGGGGTATATGTAAGTTTACCTTTTGCTTCCGCCACACCTTCCTGTAATCCCGGAATAGGATGTAATCCTTTGGGAATTTCTCCAGTCCAATGCTGTGATCCGTGCCTTGCTGGTAAATCTCTTATGGCATTTTCTTCCGCTAACTCACACAATTCAGTATGATGTAAAAATATAGTGCTACCACAATCATAACAAGGATAGTTATCAAATGGGTCCTCATCGTCATCGCCACCACTCATAGCAAATTCATTCAAGGAGCCTTCCGCCACACCTTGCTCGTCACTCTTGTTAATCAAATCGATGTTACCAAACTGACGAAGATGTTTTATTGTGTTATTAAGATGGTGGTAATAATCTGGATCGTCTTTACTGACACCATTTTGTGCTAATAATTTTTCAGCATAACGATGTGTTGGCATTTCTTTCTTCAATAGTTCCGGAGCGCCTTCCGCCACACCTTCTTCTTTTTTAACAACAAAGTTTATGTTTTTGTTTCCGGTGTTGGGATCAATGTATGTGCTTTTGAATACTTTACCGCCGTGTTCTCGAGCGTAGGCAAATGCTTCATGTTTGTTATCAAATCTATTAGTAGGCGGTTTAATCATAGGGCTTGCTTCTTCCGCCATATCTAATTCACGGGCTTTGTGTTTTACATCGCCCTGCTTTTCGGCCTTCTTCTTATCCTTGTGAGCACCGGCACCGCCCATCTTGGCGTTCTTGGCCACAAAGTTTCTTGGTTTACTAGCAGGTATTTCTTTAGGACCCATTCTGCTTTGAACAATAATACTATCTTTGCCTAATGGTTTACTAACGCTAGCAATGCCGCCAGCACTTGTTCCGCCACTTGTAGCAGATTCTAACGTATAAACGGTAGTGTCTTTAAAGTTTTTAGATTTAAATTCGTTGTTCATTTCTTTCTATTCCTAGGATTCCAATCAGCTATTGGACTAGTCTTATTTACATCTTTACTTTCTCTACTGCCACCAGGTGTTAGTTGAACTTTTGGAGTACCTACTAGATTAGCCGCGGCTTGTAGAATGTTATCTTCAACGTCAGTGTATCCAATAGTAACCATTTTCAAGCCTGTTGGACCTGCAACATCCATTTTTTGATTCGGTAATCCTGCAACAGCAACACCAAATCTATAAGCAAGATAACCACTACTATTATCTAATTCTGGCCAGATATGACTATTAGGTAGTGCTTCAGCTACATCAGGGTGCCAACCGCTTGCACCTGAATAGTCTTTGGCTTCTTTTACAAATTCTCTTGCTCTCATAGTCTTGCATCCTTACTTAAACTAGCACGTAGGAACCAAAGGTGTTTCTTATGTGCATCCATACGCTCTGCTAGAAAGTTGCTTAGGCCATGTTCGCCTTCGCCTTCAGCAGCATCATAGTTTTTCTTTAAGATTATCAATAACTTTTCGCTATCTATGATCAGTTCTTTAACCATGTCATCTTTACTGGGTACACGATCTTCATCTTCGATCTTAGTTAACATACTTAGGTTATGATAACTTGTGGGCATATAGGCATTTAGCTTACGAACATTTTCAGCAAATGGATCGATTGATTCATATACTTCATTATAGATTTCTTCAAATAGTTTATGGTATTCGTAAAAGTCGCTGCCTTCTACATTCCAGTGAAAACTATGAGTTTTCACATAGAAGCTAAAAGTGCTACTAAATGCTATTCGAGTTAATTGAACTAACTTATCCATTATTATTTTCCATACCATAGTTCGAACCATGCGGGAGTGCCTGGGCGAATATTATTTGCCTTCATATATTGTGCTTTGTCATTGCCACTCATTCCGGCTTTGTCTATATTTAGTTTATTTGCTTCGGCAACTTTGGCCTTGTATTCAGCCAACCTAACCGTGCTGCCCAAGCCACCCATATAACTAGCAATTTTAAGTTCGTGTATAGGATCGTTGGGCGCAAGATAACAATCATCGGGACTATCCTGAGTTATGTTTTCTTTTGTAATACGAAACTGTTTCATTTTAGCTGACTCTCAATTAATCTTGCTAGGGCATCGGCCTTATCTTCAACCCAGTTCTCGCCTATGTTTTGTCCACGCCAGTTAGGTTGTGCTGTATAGTTTGCTTCACCGCTATAGCCAGGTTTGTTGACGGCATAACTTCCCCCGTCTGGAGTTTCCTTTACACCTTGTTCGGCCCTGCGGCGGAACAACTCTTTAGATATATTTTGTGCTATATTTGTTTTATCCTGTGATTTACTTAGATTTTGTAATACTTGGATCAATACTTTTGTTGGATATTTGGTGTAATCTGCTTGATTGATATTTTCTCCAACATTTTGATCAGTCTTTTTAGGTTCTTCTTTTTTAGGAATACTGCTGGGAGTTCTTTTTAAACTAGCATCACTCTTGGCACGTTGTTGATCCCATGCCTTGCTCAATTTAGCAGCAGCACTCATACGGGCTTCTGCTACTTTGCCTTTTTTAGTAGGAGTCATGGCCTTCATACGTTGTTCGGCCTTGTTCATTAAGTCTCGTACTTCATCATCACTGAGTTCGGGATTCATAGCATTACGCCAAACCGCAAACTTTTCTTCTTCACTCTTGGCAGGATCCATTAATACGGCTCGCATAGGTGTAGCACGTGGTCCTTCTTGATCACGGCTCGGATCCTTGGTTTCTTGACGACTTATGACGTTTAATGTGTTGAAATTAAAGGGAATATTGCCAGATTTGTTAGGTTTTCCGTTGTAATTTTTAACATAGCTTAATGCCTTAACTTGATCAGCACCTACCACAACGGTGGCAGCTGTATAACCCATTTCATTTAATTTGGCTAGTACCCGAGTTAAGTCTGGCATTTCTTCTGTAGCAGTTTGGAAAATATGTCCGCTTTGTGGAAATACTTTTTTGTAGATAGCTAGTTTTTCTTTAGGGTTGATAGGATCATCTTTACCCACCGTACGACTAACAACAAAGTATGGATCTGCTCCCAACTCTTTGGCCTGTGTAATAACACTGCTGGCCAAGAACATGTGTCCCTTGTGTCCCATACCACGACCCCAACCGACCACCGCAGCCTTACCTTGACCAGTTCTTGATAGATCTTCAAAAATATTTCTTAATAACATATTAGTCTTTCCTCGGTGCCCAGTTGGCTTGGTCAATGGCTTTGACAAATTGACCTGGTAAATCATTTTTAAATTGTGTACCGGGGTGTGCTTGTACATAACCTTCAGGTTTAGTTTGACGAATTCCACCATGTGTGCCTGCACTGATTAGTTGTATTAGTTTGAGTTTTTCATGGCTAATCATTTCTACAGCATGTAATACAATATCTAGTCCAGGATCATTTAATACCTTACCTGCTTGTCCCGCAGATAAGTTAGCCTGTGCCCATTGAGCAAACTTTTGTTTAACGCCGGGAATACGAAGATTTTGATTATAGAACTTGTACAATATATCACCAGGTTTACTTAGTCCTGGTTTGGGTGCTAGAAACCCATCGATAGCCTGTGCATTTTTTGTAATGTATTGTTCGACTTTACTAACACCTGCAGGATCTAGTGTAGGAGCCTTTTCAACATATGTAGTACCTTGAACAATAATGTCTGGTGTACTTAATGCTTCTGCATTGGGATAACGGCTTTCTTCACTGCTGCCTAATGTTTCATACCAACCTGTGGCAGCAACCATGACTTTGGCGATTTTAATACGTTGTCCTAATTTGCTACCTACCGGAATATGAAATTCAGTGATGTTGGGTTTGAAATCGTATTCTTGACTTTGTGGATTTAATCTAGGTGGTTGATCAGGACTGAATAAAATACCGCCTTCAATGTATCCACGTTCTGGACTTGCGGCTTCAAAGTATCTCCACAAGTTGGCCATACCGCTGGCAAAATGTTCACGTTGACGTTCTTTACCAGGTTCGACTCGACCTGTGCCTAAAATAAATGCCTTGATATCTTCGGGACTATACATTACGGTTTTTACACCGTTGTCTAATTCGGTCTTACCACGTTTTAAATATTCCCAAGCATTTTTAGGTATCATACTAAACCGGCCTTGCTCGTCCTTGCCCCAATATACAACAGGACTGCCATCCCATTTTAATTCAATGCCGTGTCCTTCCTTAGTCATGCTTTGTAGACGTTCGATGGCATGTAGGCCACCTTGACTACCGTTAGTAAACACTAGGTCTTCGATATGTTGATATTTACGACCTACAGTAGGTGCTGCTGCTTCTGTTAATAGTTCGCGGATCTTCATAGTATGTGGTCCATTAAAAATCTAAACCATTCACGACTACCTTCTTGTAGACTAACATCAGGTGCATACTTGTCTCTGATTGCTGTGTATTTTTCTGGATAAGGTTTAAGAGCATTTAGTATGGCATGTACTGAACTCATATCTTGAGCAGTGGCATTTGGACCAATAATGCGTTTGGCAATTTCGTCTTTGTTATTAGTGATTAGTTCTTTAGTAGCACGATTTACTAGACCTTTATATGGACTTATCATCATGCTTAGTTCAGGTGTGCTGCTTAGATTAGCAAGGTCGGCCCAGATAGCGTGTAATGTGCCGCCCTTCATTTTAGGATCTTGACTATAGTCGTGTGTATGTAACGGTTGTGCAGCCTTAGCATTTTCCACAGCCATGATATCTACTTGTACTAACTTATCAGTATTACCGATTGGTATACCTACATGGATACTAACTCCAGTACGGGCAGCAAACAGTCCTTTGTTTTTAAAATACTGTTCTAATGCCTGACGACTTAGTTTAAGTTCTTTTGCAGGAAACGCCTTCATTAATTCTGCGGCGTCTACCAATACATCGATATCACTACTAACTTCTTTCTTACCTGCAGACCCTATTGGATATAAGTTTATTCCTGGTGGTAGGGCTTTTTCCAGATTAGCCATGACTAGTGGAAAATTTTGTTTTGTTAGTTCAACAGCACTAGGAACTACATTGCCACCTTCGTTTAAATTCATCTTATACTCCAATTTGATATTTGCCGTGAACAATATCTTCTCGATAGTGATCGAATAATCGTTCACACATGTCTTTCATTAATTCTTTGCTAAAATGATCCTTAAAACGACCAGGCATTTTATTACTTTCAAAAAACTCACGGCATCCTTTTGCAACCATTGGCTCAAATGCTTTAACCATATCTTCTTTATCTAGAGAACCGCCTTTGTGTGATTTATGAATCTTTACTGCTAATGGATGAAAATAATCTTTATGAAGGCGGTCGTGGTCTATAATGTACCAGAATAGGTCATTCCCGATACCTTGATCATCGCGTTCTTTACGCATTTCTTTAGCGATGTCTTTGGCTTTTCCGAAGAATTCTTTTAATAACATACTGATTCCTTATCAATCACAGTTAGACACTGAGATAGTAATACTATCGAGTATTTATTACAAATTAAACAAATAGGAAATTAGTGATTGTAGAGAACAGATTGTACTTGACCGTCGTTGATCATAACAGTACTGCGAACCCACACAAAGTTACCGTAAAAGTTATAAACATCTACAGTACTGGTATTGCGATCCATGATTTGTGTATAGGTGCTGGTAGTACCTACAACATTAAACCAGTCAGTTTCAGATGGGTTTGTGGCTAAAGAAGCCTGCATGGTAACAGTGCCTACAAAAGATGGACTACAGGTATACATTACTGTATGTAGTCCATCTCCGCTACTAAAATATCCATCGCCCTTTGCAGGATTACTTACATAGACAAGTGTGCTAGTACCGCTGTTAGGGTACTGTACTGCTACACTGGCAGTTCCGAGGTAGTTGATAAATTCAAGGGCTTGGCTAAGTGCTGACATGTGTTATCCTGATCTAGATTAATATTTATACTAGATCTTGGGATATGTTCTTCAACTTTCTTAACATCTTGTCCCATGAACAAGCCGATCATAGCCAGCGTACCTGAGTCTTCTACATAGATATAGGGGCTTTGATACCACCCCTTGACAAACCAATGAACAGTGCCTCTGGGAATCTTAACCTTTGAGCTATAGTTATGGATCCAAGATTCAAATCGTGCCTTGGTATCTGCTTTACAACTAGGACTAAAATATACCTTGTACTTGTATTTGTTAAAGGGTATTTTATTACACAATACTTTTTTATGTCCGTTATCGTTCAAATAGTCTAATTCAGCCGCACTTTCTGGCTCATGTAATTCTACAATGTATTGGTCTAATTCCTTTACCAACTCGTTGTAAAGATCAGTATCCTTGCAATAGATATTAAAGAAATCACCTTCTACTCGAATTTGTAGATCTTGGTCCAGGAACGGTTCTACACTTCGTGTAAAGTTTAGTAGCCGCGCCTTTTCTTCGGCGCCAATGGATCTAAAATCCCAGTAGTTGGACATACCCGGTCTGGCTCGATTTAGGCAATAATTCACAACCTCGTCGATGCCGAGCCGTTTAACCATCCAAAAGTTCTTGCCCCAACATTCAATCTTGTAGGGCCATTTCTTATAGAATAGTTTAGATGTTTTCAGTGTTCGATGTTTCGCCATCTGTGACCTTTTCTACTGGTAAAATATCTACTACTTCAAGTTTAAGTTTGTTGTCAACAATCGTAAGATCAACAACACCACCATTGGTTAACTTACCAAACAAGATTTCCTTACTCAACGGGCGTTTGACTTGATCGTCAATAACACGTTGTAATGGGCGAGCACCCATCTTACTATCAAATCCATTAGACACCAAATACTCCAATGCTTCAATAGTGGGTTTGACAACAATATGTTTGTCCTTGACCAACAAGTTGAGTTCGTTAATAAACTTCTTAACAATCATGATCATAGTTGCATGATCTAACTTGCCAAACTTGATAATGCCATCCAACCGATTACGGAATTCAGGTGCAAAGAACTTGTTAACAGCATCCTTGGGATCGCCGTCACGTTCTAAACTACCAAAACCTACTGAATTCTTTTCAGCATCGGCGGCACCTAGATTAGATGTCATAATAATAATGGTTTGACGACCATCAGCCTTCTTACCATTGCTGCCTGTGATAAAGCCATTATCCATCAACTGTAGCAACACAGTGAGTACACTGGGGTGGGCCTTTTCAACTTCATCCAACAACAGTACACAGTTTGGATTCTCTTGTAGTTGCGTAATCAACTGACCAGCATTGTCATCAAATCCGACATAGCCCGGAGGAGCGCCAATGAATTTGGCTACACTATGTTGTTCCTGATATTCGCTCATATCAAAACGAACAAGTTTAACACCCAAGTTGCTGGCAAGTTGTTTAGCGGCTTCAGTTTTACCAACACCAGTTGGACCAACAAACAAGAAACTACCCACTGGTTTGTTTAAAGACTTCAATCCAGATTGTGCAATAAACACTTTATCTAGCAATACTTCAATGGCTCGTTCTTGACCATAGACTTTGGCTTTCATATTCTTTTCTAAGTTGACTAGATTATTGCTTTCTTTGTTACTAAGTTGTTCCAAAGGAAGGTTAGTAATCTTAGCGACTTCGAATAGAATCTCGTCATGGTCAACAATACCGCCTTCTTGATCCTTGACTTTAAAGCGAGCACTAGCACAGTCAAGCAAATCGATAGCCTTGTCTGGCAACTTACGATCGTTGATATATTTGGCACTATATTTTACAGCATCGATAATTGCTTGATTTGTGATCTTAACACCGTGATGTTTTTCGTAATACTTTTTGAGACCTTTGAGAATTTTAACAGCCACTGCTTCGGTTGGCTCGTCTACAGTGACACGTTGGAATCGACGCATTAGAGCACGATCCTTTTCAAAGTGTTTACGATATTCTTCCCATGTAGTACTAGCAATAACTTTAATCTTGCCTTTGCCCAATGCACTCTTAAGCATATTGGCCATATCGTTGGCGCCACCACTGCCGCCAGCACCTGCACCATTCATCATATGAGCTTCATCGATGAACAAGATACAGTTGCCACGTTTTTCGATTCCGCTAATAACACCCTTCAGGCGTTCTTCAAAATCACCACGATACTTACTACCGGCAAGCATGGCACTAATATCTAAACTTAATACAGTATGATCTTTGATAAACTTTGGAACTTTACCTTCAAAAATCTTACGAGCAAGGCCTTCTGCAATAGCAGTTTTACCCACACCTGGATCGCCGATGAGAATAGCATTGGCTTTATTACGACGAGCGAGTACCAATGTGATTTCTTCGATTTCTTTTTCTCGACCAATAACTGGATCAATAGTTTTGGCCTTGGCTTTTGCACTTAGATCTGTACAGAACTGTGCAATCATCCTTTCTATTTGCGGATTTGATTTAGAACGAACTTCCTCTTCATCGATATCCCTAATAGCATCTTTGTTTAAGAAAGCAATAAACTTGTCTTTATCGATTTCTGCTTTATTGATAAAATATGATGCATGGCTTTTCTTTTCGCTGAATAGACTAATAAAGCAATCCACATGATCGATGGTATCGCGGCCACTAAACACCACTTGCGTAAATGCACGATTAAGCATTTGCTCTACCTTAGAAGTTTTCTTTGGTTTAGCAATATTAGGATTTACAATATCGAGTAAATCTTTGTCAATAAAGTTTTCAACATCTTTTTTGAGTTGATCTGTGTCGGCTCCAAAATCTTTTAGAATTTTTACAAAAGGTTCATTGTTTAATAGTCCGCACAAAAAATGCTCTAGTGTAATATATTCGTGATTATGACTAGATGCATTTTGTACAGCATGTTCAAAAATCTTTTCTAAATCTTTACTTGGTTCCAACATTATTTAAATTTCCTGTTTAATCTTACAATCTTTGTTTTCTTTGGTTTAGACTTTTTAACAGCCATTTCCCATTTCAATGAACTTACTCTGTCTTTGAATACAATACCTTCTAAATGATCCAACTCATGTAAAAAGCATTTGCAGTTATACCCGTCAAATTCTGATTCTTGCCATTCTCCCTTTGAGTTTTGCCATCTTGCTAATATCTTCTTAGGACGCTTAATGTTAACATAAATCCCAGGAAAACTCAAGCATCCTTCTTCGAGATCATCGGTTTCGTCAGTCCATTTAACAATAACTGGATTGAAAAATGCCTGTGCTAGTTCTGGACTGGCCTTGTATCCCATAACGAATACACGCATATCTAACCCAACTTGGGTAGCAGCCAAGCCGATCCCGTCATTGGCCAGCATTGTTTCGATTAAATCCTTTTCTAACTGTATAGGATCAGTGATTGGATTTTCAAAATCAAACTCTTTTACAACTGTTCTTAGGCTATTGTGTGGAAATTTTAATATTTGCATATGGTATTTAAAATGTTATTTGTTTTAGAATATCTTTTTGTACTTGATTGAGTGCAGGAATAATAATGTTTACTGATATTAACATGCGTCCTTTGAATCTATTATCATTTACCTTAGGCATACCGTAGCCAGCTGCCGATAACATCTGTCCATGCTGTGTTCCCGGGTTTACAGTTAGTTCTAAAGTACGTTTATCAATAGTTTCTACTAGGTATTTTTTACCTAACATAGCATCGATGCAGTTAACATCAAGTTGGGTTACTAAATCATCGCCTTGTCTAATAAACTTAGAATGTGGTTGAACAGCAACAGTAAGATGTATATCACCCCTAGGAACACCTTGTATGCGATCATCGCCCATTCCGGATAATCGTAATGTCATACCATCGTTAATACCTGCTGGGATTTTAACTTCTAATACCTGATCACGACCGCTAGGCAATGTTAGGTTAGCAATCATATCTTTGCCACTAAATGCTTCTTCTAATGTAATAGTAGTTTGTATGTTTAGTGTTTGATTGCGTGGTTGCTGTGGCCTTCCTTGTCCAAAACCAAATCCAAACGGGCTACCGCCGCCACCAAACATACTATTGATAATGTCTTCAAACCCCGGAGGAACTCCGCCGCCAAAATGGCCACCTCCCCCAAACTGGGGTCTAGGGTTATCGTATTCTGCCCTGGATTCGGGATTACTTAAAATACGATATGCTTCTTCAACTTCTTGGAACTTACGAGTATCGCCACCTTTATCAGGGTGCCAGGCACTTGCTTGTTTCCTATAGGCCTTTTTGATTTCTTCAGGTGTGGCCGATTTAGAAACACCTAATATTTCATAATAATTATTCATTTTTGTTTTTGCAATTGCCTCCGTGCCATCTTTGATAATTGCCAAGGACCTGCGTTTTTATCTACGCCTAATGTTTGATAATGATCTGCCATAATAGAAAAAAGGTATAGTAAATTATACTATACCTTTAGAGTTAAGTCAACTAAAATTATTTCTTATCTGGTACTACTTCTGCACCTTCTAATTTCTTATGAACTTTGATTTTTTTACAATCTTGAACAGCCTTGCCATCTTTCATAACTGGCTTACCTGCTTTGTCTAGTTTGTCATGACAAACTTCTTTTACTTCTGCTTCGGCAAATGCCATGCCAACGAATGCTGTTGCTAATAATGCGATTAATAGTTTTTTCATTTTTATTTCCTTTAAATGACTGGATCTACTTGTGGTGCAGGAGCCGGTTTGCCCCCAAACCCTGTTACTACTTCTGCTGTTGTTGCAACTGGAGTTGTTCCCCAACTTGGGGTTGTCTCGACTGATGCTGTTGAAGGTGTGCTTCCAAACCCGCCTGGAGTAGGTACTGCGGCGGCTGCGCCGAATCCTCCTGGCGTAGGTGTGCCAAATGCTGGTGCGCCAAACGCTGGTGGGGTGACTGTTGAGCCGACATTTCCAAATCCTCCTAATGGTTGTGAACCAAACGAGTTAGTAACTGCTGGCGCACTTGGTGGTGGGCTTACTGGCGCTGTTGGACGATCCCAACCTTTGTTTGCCGCATCCAATGCTGCTTTTTGAGCATCTTTGTCTCCATTTGACAACATAATACCTGACAATGTGCCTGTTAAGAATGTAGCAATAGGAATAATCAGTTCAAAGAACTTTTGGTCAATTGGACTAATAGCATTAAGTGGTTGTGTTACAAATATCAAAGAATATAACACAACGAACACAATACCAGTTAATGTCAATGCTAGGCAAATACCGATAAAGAATTTCAAACGAGCCATCAACTGCTCTTCGGTATATAAAATAGGTTGATGTTGTTGGTTATTATTTTCCACAATTCGCTCCTTGGGCTGTTGCTGGGGTTGAACAACACGGCGTCGGCGCGACGGAAGCCAACGGTTTAATATCTGCTTTAGTTGGGTCATCTTTTGGTGGTCCTAATCTCGGGTCTCTTTGACCTTTAAAAATATGTTCGGGGCAGGTTCTTGTAACATCACAAGTAGGAAACTTGCATAGTTCCTTGTCCCAGTTTAGTGGATCTTGGCAAGGATAGCGGAATCTATCCCCGCTACACATAGCCATGAGTACTGGTATTGCGATTACTACCGCCGCCCATCTCATTAATTTATGATCATTCATCATTGTGTTTTGCTCCTTTTGGCATTTAAACGCCAAATATTTGTAGTGCATGTTGATAATTTTTGATACGATCATCGAGACCTAATGTACCGCCATTGATACGTTTGGTCATTGTGGTAATATCGCCATTATCAGCATATTGATTTAGGTTGTTGGCTTCCCAGAACCAGCAAGCACTTTGTACACAACCTTCGAATGTTTTTAAATATTCGCTAGCATCGTCGATGCTGATTTGTAAACTGTCAGCAAATGCTTGATAGTTACTGCGACCAGTTAACTGAATAAGTCCACGACCGCAGAACTTCCAACCATCACCTGATTCTTCTGGACCATTGCCCATACGACCGGCATATGCTCTGTTGGCAATCTTTTCTTGATTGTGAGCATATTGAGCGGCATTGCCAGCATTAAAATAACGAGGCCAAACACGTACTAGACTTTCTGCTTTATAGTTTAAATTTTCTTTAATAAAGTTAAAATTCCCACTTTCGTGAGCACATTGTGCTAGGAAAGCTGCTACTCGTTTTGGAGTATTGATTTCATAATCGGGTAATGCTTGTGATAAAGCATCAAACCAATGATCTAAATAGGGATTTTTTCCTATAATCTGTGATAGTTGTTCTTTTGTTAGTGCGAAATCTGCCATAATATTATCCTGCTAAACTTGCTAATGTAATCAATCCATTTATAGCAGTATTTAACATTTCTAGGTTAGCTAAATCATTCATGGATTGTTGAATTCTTGCTGTATTGTTTAAATCTGCTATGGCCTGCATGTATTCTTCTTTGGTTAGTTGCCCTGCCTTAAACATTTCTGTATATTGATTAGCGGTATTAGCCGCTTGTTGGATCACTGGATCAGGACTTGTAAAGGCTTGTCCTAGTTGGCCTTGGAATGTTTCTACGCTCATCTTGGTCTCCTTGCAATGGTTTCTTGCATTTTGTCAGCGTTGGTTTCTACGCTAGTAAACTTAATCTTACAAAACCCCGGACTTACCTTATCAAACTTAGCATATTGATCTGCTAGACCCTGTGCTATAGTATGTAGATCTCGACTGGCACTAATAACATTGTCATTACGTGGTACATGTTCGCTGTATAGCACAAATAGTTGTGTATCGTTTGCTACTTTAACGGCATTGACCTTGCTTAGAACAGGATCATCGCATTGTGCTTTGGCCAACTGTGCTTCTGCTCTAATGTCAGTTATTAACTTATATTCGTTAGGATCGTAGTGTGTCATCAGATACGCATCTAATAATGTACATCCTGATAATAATAGCAATGGTAACAATAAAAGTTTTTTCATTTTATACTATCAAATATTTTCTTTTGGCTGTTATACCATTCAATCCAGTTATCTACTTTGACTTTACATTCATAGTATTGTGAGTAGTTAGCAGTAACGCCTGCTATTACTTGACTTAACTGTGTAGTTTTTTCAACATCTAATTTTGCTAGATCTGGACAAGTTGTGATCAAATCTTGTGGAACATCTGGAAATTTAGCAACTATAGGTACACCTTGACTAGCACAACCAGCAAGTGAACAAATTGCACATATTAAAAGGAGTCGTTTCATTTTGTACCCCCTGTTTGATTAAACGGATTTGTAGCCGCATTGTTTAAGATTTTAACTACAACAGGATCCAATTTACATTCTGCATTGATTATTTTTTCATTAACCTGTATTTCTTTTTGTATTTGAACTTGAACATCATGAACAATTTGTTTTTGTTTAACAATCTTAGTTTCGATCACGGTGTTAACTTCTTTTGATTGTTCTGCTGCTAGTCTAACTTTTTCTTCGGCTTCTTTAACTTTGGCACGCCATGACATTTCGTTAGCATAACTACCTTCGCCGTAAACACCTGCAACAATTAATAAAGTTGCTAATATACGAATTGGTTCTTTATATACATTAAACGCTGGAAAAAAGCCGAGTAATAGCCCTATTACATATAAGACTAGCCCTACTCCTAAAACACTCAAAATCGCAAACTGTAATACACTATCTGGAATAAAAGATAGCATCCACATCTTACCACCTATTTTTTTGGAGTACAACCGCACGGGTACCGTTTCTAATCAGAAACTTGTCTCCAACCTTGTTTATATCGTAGTTACCTAAATATTTGTTTAAGAATGTTACCTGACTATTGCTACTTTCGTCTAATGACAATGCACCGGGCAACGTTTCTTTAACATCTTCATAATCACCGATAGCAATAAATGTAGCATCTATATTGCCACTATATGGTTTGCTAAATGTAATAGTATTATCTGATTCTAAAGTAACTTCTACAGTGCCTTGATCAAAAAACTCTTGTACATCTGTAGTTTTAATTTCTGTAATCTTGTTATCATAATCTGCAGGAGTCATTGGAATATGTTCCATAACAGATTGTTCATTGAACTCTACACTACTTGGTGCTTTTTGATATCTAAATCTCCAGGTCTTATTGCCTGTTAGTTTGCTTACACCGTCTAATAAATGTTTTAGATTTTCTGGAAGTTGAGGATTGCGCTCTAACTCAACAAAAACTTGATATTGACCGTCATGTTCTTCACCTGTGCTCATGTCGGCATCTAAGATATAGGTGTAACCACGTTCGATAAACTCAACTAGATCTGTTGCAGGATGTTTTTCTTTAACACGAAATCCTAATACAACAATATCAGCATCGTTGCCCATTTTACTTTTATATTGGTCAACGGTAAAAACTTCACTAACTAGATCTTTAAGATCGTTAGAGCGAAGACTTTCGTTTAGATTACGCGGTTGGTGCTGTTTCATCTGCTGTGTCATTGCCTGGTTCCTCTAAACCTAACTCGCCTGTACTGGCAGTACCGTCATTTTTATATTTCATTAATTCAGCCATTTGAACATGATCTTTATTTTGTTGCCCAACATAAACATCTTGCATTAATTTCTTAGGCATAGTGATTTCTACAACCCAAACTGGGTGTGCATCAATCTTACCTTTCTTTGTGCCTGGTCTAAAATCGTCTGGATGTTTAATCTTACGTGGAACCATAACATGTTCACGTTTGTAAACAACTTGGCAACCATAATCGTATAATCGTTTAGCACCTTCAGGATCTGGCATTTCTTTTTCGTGCCACATAAATGCACATTTGACAGCATATCGTCCGACATCTGGTCCTTCGACTAACTCGCCTTCTTCCCAGTTCTTGAAAACATAGATATCCAACTCGTCAAGAACACGCTCAAAGTCTTTAATAACTTTAAAAGCATTATCGTTCTCTGCTAGTTTTTGGACGTTTTTGATTACTTCTACAATATCGTGCATGGTGGTTCTCTTTGCTTTAGTATTTATGTTTAGCAAGATTTAAACAAGATTAAACTTTTACCCATTTTGAGCTGATTTTTTCGATATAATGTAAATATCTATGCAGGTCGATCTTCAATTTACGGAGGCATAATTTGTCCAGAGCAAGAAGACGTAACGAGAAAGAGCAGGTTCAGCGTGATCCACGCTTCCAACCTGACACAAATAACTTGATTCAAATCAAGCCTTATTTGAAAAGAAATAAGCAGGTAACGATTGTTCCACGCAACCTAGCACAAGAACAATATCTAGAACTGCTGAAAAATCCCAAGAAATTCATTGTATTTGCCATCGGGCCAGCAGGCACGGGTAAAACAATGTTGGGTGTACAGATGGCTATTAAACAGTTAAAGGAGGGGATGATTAGTAAAATCATTATAACCAGGCCAGCTGTAAGTGTAGATGAGGAGCATGGTTTCCTACCGGGAACCTTAAATCAAAAGATGGAGCCTTGGACTCGTCCCATTATGGATGTGTTTGAGGATTATTACCATCCAAAAGAAATAGCAGAAATGCTAGAAGATGGCGTTATTGAAATAAGTCCCTTAGCCTACATGCGAGGTAGAACTTTTAAAAATGCGCTTGTTATCGCAGACGAAATGCAAAACGCCACACCTAGTCAAATGAAAATGTTACTTACACGCATCGGCGACAATAGCCGTATGGTAGTAACTGGAGACTTAAACCAGGCTGACCGCCCAAGAGAAAACGGATTGCTAGAATTTTGTAATTTATACGGCCAAGGAGGTGAGTATCGTATGATTGCTATGGCAAGGTTTGAACAACAACACGTTGAGCGTCACCCTGTAGTCAGAGAAATTTTAAAACTATATAAGGATACAGATATCGACTAACACACTCTCTTAACCCCACAAGAGCGCCGCACAGTTTTCGACCTGCAATCGACTGTGCGGTTAAATATTTGTATGTTTAAAGACCCTGAAAATTTTTATATAATAGACTACACCGAAGGATCCTGTGGACATTTTATGTCTACCTTATTGATAAATCTTTTAGCAAATGAAAAAGATGCAATACCTTGGAATCATTACAGGGGGGCAGTAGCTTCGGGACACTGGACAGGATATGCCAAAGAACATTTGTCTTTGCCACCTGAAAAGGCTAGAGTGTGGGATGTTAAACTAAAACAGGAAAGTCCATTTGATTCTGTAGTAGTATGGGGTGTTCCCGAAACAGAACAATATTACAGCATACATTATATGGATCCAAATGAATATTTTACTACTTTTAAAATTCCTAAGAACTTTAAATATCTTGCCATAACATATGAAAAATCTGATTTGCTATTAATCAAAACTTTATTTTATTATAAAAATCTTTGGCAGTTTAATAGATGGTATCAAGAAGATAAAGAGCGTTACTCAAAACAAGTTCGAGATTTATTTGATGATTTTGATTTTGCTAACAATGGTTACACTAAACCCTATTCAGAAATTTCTTTATTTTTAAAAGAATTTGTAGAAATAAGATCAAATAATTTTATGGATTTAGAAGTCAATAGCTTTTCAAACTGCATATCCAAACTTAAGCCAGAATATAAACAATACATCCATACAATAAATTTTCATGACGTTTGGTACAATCCTGATGCAGCTCTACAACGATTAAGCGAAATAACAGGAAGACCTGTTACTCCGTATGTTAGACATTTATATCAACTTTATATTAAAGAAAATACACAGCACTTTGACCAGTACGGTATTAAAGTCTACCCAACTTAATCAAGACTGCTGCTAACCCAATCTCTGGATCAATCAATGCAGTATGGTCCACCAGACCTTGTTTAATAATCAATACTGCTGAATCTTTTTGTTCTTCAGTCTGACCTAACAAATCTAGATTATTATACAACCAAGTATAAATTTCTGGAATCTCTTCGGGTCGTGCTCGGCCGCACAGCAACTTGCGAGCATCTTGTATTCGGCCAGCTTTAAATAACTCAACCATTTCAATCTTATAATCACTGCTATCACTATCACCCGATGTGGGACTAGTTAATCCTCCGGCTTCGGTAATATTTTGCTGAACAAGATTGATACACTTTCGCAAATCTGGATAACTTAGTTTGACATAGGTATCTAATGTATCTAAATCAAACTCAATGTTTTCATTCATTAGGATTGTGGCAACACGAGCTGTAAATTCTGTTTGATCAGTTTTATCTACATGAAACCCCTGGCAACGACTGTGTAGTGCTGGAATAATCTTATTAGGATAGTTACAGGTTAAAATAAATCTAGCTGTGTTGGAATAAGTCTCCATCAATCCACGCAGGATAGCCTGTGAGTTTAAAGACAAATAATCTGCTTCATCTAACAGCACAACCTTAAATGGTCCAAACGGGATCATTTGAACAAAGTTCGTGATTTTATTACGAACAGTATCTACATCATTTTCACGTGACGCATTGATTTCCAATACATCAAAATCTTCGATACCTAATTCGTTCATTAGAACTTTAGCTAAAGTAGTCTTGCCAATACCTGCTGAACCGCTTAACAACAGATGAGGAATGCTGCCTTCTTTGATCCAAGACTGTACTTGGCGTTGTTGCGCCACATCTTTAAAAACATATTCTTTAATAGTTTTAGGGCGATATTTTTCTACCCAAAGCTCTTTAGCCATTATTCTTCATCCTCTAGATATTCACATGCACCAGTTCCACGATTAATGTCTTTGGCAATTTCGTAGCCCCAGTCGTAGTTGTTGTCGTAGGCTTCTTTCCACTCAGGAGTATCTTCGTCGGCGTCGATATAACCTTCTAGTGCATAGGCCCACCATTGTGCAAATTCATCTTCTTCGATGGAGTTGATATCAACTACTCCGGGCTTTTCAAGAATTTCACGAACGATGTCGATACTGACACCTTCGCCAACATATTCTTCTAATGCTTCGTCAGTTAATTCTAACAGAACATTAGCCATTATTCATCTTCCTCAGCTTCGGAAAAAGTAATAACATTACCTTCTGGATCTGCACAGATAATACGAACAGTTTCGCCATCTTCATTTTTAATTTCAATAGGCCCCCAAATCCACCAGTGAGTATCGCCTTGCCGCCAGCCTTGTTCTTCTAGATTGTAGGCTGTATGATCTTCGAGGAACTCACGGAGTTCATCTTCCTCGTCATCAGTAAGCCCTTCGATTTCAACATCATACCAGCAACCACCGTCAAACATTTCATTAAGTTCGACACTTTCAATATTGTTGACTTCACAGTCTAACATATCAATACTATCTTTCTTACCATCGCCTCCGGGTACAAATGTAAATTCAAATTCTGGAGGATTGTCGTCTGAAGTTTCTACAGTCCACTCGCCATAACGGAAACCGTTAGTGACAGTGACTTGACCTTCGCCTTCTTGTTGGTGATATGACTCGACTTCTTGACAAGACTTTTTATAATATGTACTAACGGCCCAGGTTGCCATGATATTTTCCTTATTCCAGATCCATTGAATTCCACTCTTTAATCACAGCAACGAGTTCTTCCTCTGTGTTACAAAGAGTTTTAACAGATGCCCAGTCGTCTTTCTTATTGCGACCACTAACTTCTACCATCCAACCGTTGTCGTAACGATTAAGGGTGATGTTTTCATTTACTTTTGCTAATTTACCTAGTTTATTCGCCATTATTTTGCCCTATCCATTAATGAAATATCTTTAATACATTCAACCAGTTCATCAAATGAGTGATACATAAGTTTAACTGATTTCCAGTCATCGGTTTCGGCTTTGCCGCCAATTTCGATACCGTAACCGTTATCGAAAAAGTAAACAGTAAAAACATCATTTACTTTTTTTATTTTGTCACTAACTTTAGTGATACTTGCTTTTTTTGCCATATTATACTAACTCCTCTAAAATACCTAAAAATTCTGCAAAGATTAACAATGCGCCAGCAATGATTAACTCGCCTCGAACTAATGCAATACCTGCGCCAATTCTAACTCCACTCTTTACAAGGCTAACATAGAAATGCCTCTTGCTAGGATCCATGGGTTGGATTTTAAATAGTGGCGGATGCATAGGGCACCGACCTTGTTTATAGTCACACAAAGGTGAATATTCTTTATTACAAATGTTACAATGTGTTGTCATAGTTAAATTATACTATAGTTTAAATTTTTAATCAAGCAGTAAAGGTTAAATCTAATATCTGATGCGGCTGTTGTATTGCCCAATTACACAAATCAAAAACATAGTTTGTATTCATTTTTTCAAAATGTAAATGTTTAGTCATATCAGTATCCACTAAACCAGGTTTTAAATGAATGATTTCTGGAGATTTCCAACTTAATGTTCTTAACTCGTTGACTGTGTGCTCTAAAGAAATCTTATGTGTTTCATACATAAGTAATCCATATTTTGCTTCTTCTGTGTTAGGATGTAAAGACCTGTATACCTCAGAAAGAGAACTACCAATCACTACGATTTTTTTAGATTGTCCTTGCCATAGTCGGTGTAGTTTAAGTAATAAATCAGTTTGAATAAATCCCTCCATTACGGAAGTAAAATTTCCTGAATAGGCATTGTTAATAAAAACATCGCAATCGGCTGATTTTTTAATTATCTTATCTACATTTTTTGGATTAACAATGTCGTATCCATTAGAACGACTGAACCCTATAACTTTGTGGCCTTGTTTTTTAAAACCTTCAGCCAAAGCAAGACCGATACCTTTTGTATGACCGGTTATTGCTATTTTCATATTAACCGCGTAAGCTCTCCATAGTAATAATCTTTGACAAACTTTCACCTAAATCCTGATCATGACCGACAATGTGTAGTTGATTCATATTGCGATCCTTAGCTTCATCGTAGCGCATAGTTTCAACAATAGTTCCACCATTGGCACGAAATACATTCATACGCAGCGGATTACCTTCTAGTCTTGGACTATGATCGAGGGATACAACGGTATTACTTGCTAGACTATTTTCTTCTTCATAGGCTCGTTTGCCAATATTAACTAGCCATCGTTTAAAAAAGTTCATTTTCTTTTCCTTTGGTTCTTCTTCCCACCTTGCCATTGATCTTATTTGTTGTTTCCTATTACCACTACTGAGTTTTGCTGTTGTTGCGTACATACTACCTTGACTCATTTTTTTGTCCTTTCTGCTTCTGCTACACGCTTGCGTAGACTTGAACTACTAAATGAATGATCTCGTCCGTTATAGACAATTTCTATTCCACGGTCATAACAGATATCTCTACCTGTAAATTCTTTGTCTGCGTACTCTATACCTAATATTCTAACATCTATCGGCAATGTGAGCAAGATATCTTCGAGGTCTTTTTCAGTCTGATATACAACTATTTCGTCCACATAACGAACTGCGGCAAGTTGGATTTGCCGTTCCACAATACTTTGAACTGGCGGATTTTTGGTATCGGGTCTATCGATTGATGCATCTGTTTGTAGTGCAGCAATTAGGTAATCACAATGGTTTTTAACTTCGGCCAACATGGCAATATGTCCTGCATGTAGTAAATCGAACTGGCTAAACACAATACCAATCTTTTTACCATCTGCTTTGAGTGCTTTAACTTTATTGAATATCATTTCTTAAGTATCTTGATTATTTTTCGTTGTTCTTGTTCTCGTAACCATTCATCTTCTGTCGTACCGAAACTTGGACAACGACTAATAGCATCGTCTAAAATTTCTTTTAATTGATAAAGGTCTTGTTTAACACACCAACCGTTAAATCCGTCAGTGTATGGACTTTGGCAAGTATATGCCGCTGAATTGATTTGTTGTGCTATGTTAGCAACTTCTAAAGGTTTCTTAAATCCCATACTAGATAATAGCATGGGAGTTAATCTATGTCAATACTTAAACACCTTGACTGCGATAAATATCGCTGGGTTTTTCGTCCGCAATCATCATCATGGCAGCGACATCGGCTTTTTGAAGTTTGGTAATAGATCCATCTTCATTTTCATACTCTGCTGCACGGCTCCAGCGGCCGTGTTCCATAAGAACCCAATCGCCTACTTTAACATCAGTTTGGTCCGGACCTACTGCCCAAACTCGACCCCAACGAGGTTTGATACCTTGTACTTTACCGTCATCACTTTTTACAATAATGCCACTTTTGGTTTTTTCATCACCAAATTCCATATCGGACAGTATTACACCGTTGCCTAATGGTCTTAATGTTCCTGTTACTTTCATTTATTCCTCTGTTGATTGTTGTTGATTTTTAGTTGATTTAGTCGTCGCAGGTGCTACAACTTGTGGCGGTACAATTTCAGGAGCTTCTGTGTTAGAAACTGTTGATTTTTTAGCAGGAGTATCATAATATGATGCTACTACTTCTTCGCGCTTTTTAATGATTTCTCCGCCAGGCCCTATTTGATCTCCGCGGGCATTCACTCTAACATTGCCTACTGCAAGAGTTAGCTCGTTTTGTTTAGCTAACTTGTTCATGTCTACCATTTTACCTTGAGCTGATCTGTGTAATGTCATTTTATTTCTCCTTTTAGGAACTCTTGAATATCAAGTTCGTATCTTAGACTGTCAATTTTGTGTATGCCTATCAAATATAAAACATATGATGCTACACTACTACCGCGACCTACGCCCCAAACAATATCATGTTCTCGCATAGTATCTACCAAGTATTTACAATAGTGCAGAACGTCAAACATATTATGTTGAATAAACAGTTCTAACTCTTCGGTGACCCTTGCTGTTTGCTGGTCTGTAGTACACATACCGTAAAGCATTTCTACAAGATTTGGACAGTAGTCCTTGGGCATAAACCATTCTGTTTGATTTGCTTCATCAAACAGTTCAACGCTGTCAAACTTATCGTGTTTGATTTTTTTGAGTTCGGGAAATCGATCTGCATTTTTGGATCTTGCTTGATTGAACTGTTCAATCATATCCACATATACATCGTCAAAGTTAACAATCTTGCCTGCGTATAATGCGTTAAACGCTTCGATTTCTGTTAGTTCAACTTCGCCGTAGTTATTGATTTTCACTCTTACCGCCCTTGATAATTCGAGGTTCGAATTTCGGGCTATCATTAAGTTCTAAATCATCCCAGGATACATCTATTGTTGTACCTGTTTCTAGATTGTCCATATTCCACCAATGTTCGCCCGATAAATCTAATCCAGATTCTTCCGGATCTCGTATACAATACTGTACATGATCTCCAACGGCACTGTCAACAGTCATAAAGCCAATTTCAAAATATTTTGCAGTTATTACTTGGAATTTTCTGAGCAATACACTACCTACAAAATAATCGTAGGGTTCTGTGGGAAACTGTACTAAGTTACTGCTCGATATATTTAAAGGTTCTAACAATATGTTTTTATCGAAAATAAAAATGCTATTGTGTAAACAACTATCTACAAAAGTTCTTAGTCTTCTAAATCCCATGGCAAGATCATGAGGACTTACTGGTTCTATTGCTATCCCTATACTATATTGATTAGGAATAATAGTTGTATCTGATATAAGAGTACAGGCAAAGTTAGTGGGCCAAATGTAATGTTCTAGGTCATTCGACATTGATTAAATCATCCAATCCGCTATCTTGACTTTTCTTTGCAAGTGCTTTGTTAGCAGTTACTTGCCGTTGTTGTTGTTCCATTTTAAATGCATCTAAATTTAAAATAATCTGTTGAGCAACACTACCATTTCCTAATCGTAGTGCTGTATAGTATTTTTTAGTTAACTCGAAAATTTTGTTATCGAGATCTTGATCTTTCATTTTGCTTAAATCTGGTAATAAGGGATTGAACATATTAAAATCCTATAGCCATCCATTCGATTGCTTCGACTCCCGATGCTGGAGTAGAACTGTAACCGGGTGAGTTAATAAATCTAATATTAAATCCGGTAGCTGCTGTATTGACTACTTGGACCTGTGAATCAATACCATTGTCGTCTGTGATATTCCATGCAGTTGCCATTACTTGTAATGCACCGTTTGGAAAACCTGTTTGTTGAACTCCGTTTTGTATTGGGGAGATACCGGGGATGATCGGGAATGATATAGTGGTAGTAATGTTTCCTGCTGAGGAAGTATTAAAGGCCGCATTGGCCAAAGTGCCCCAAATCATAATTAATCCACTGGGTAATACATGGTATCCGACTCCTGTAGTGTTTCCAGTACCGTCGCCACCTGTAAGACTACATCTCCATGTAGCAGTATTATTTCTTTGTTCTATTACTTGATTTGCATCAGTGAATATTAGATCACCGTCTATGGTTAAATTAACAAATTTTACAGAAGTTGATGTGCTTGATAGATTACCTTGCACATTCATATTTCCATTAACTACCAGGTTACCGTTGATATTTAGAGAGTTTGTAATACCAACCCCTCCTTGTACAACCAAAGTTCCTGTATTATATGCTGTTGATTCTATTCCAGCAGAAAATACAACATCCTGACTAAATGCTTCTGAAAGTAAAGTTGTTACAGTGTTGGCATTGATTACAGTGAATAACTCAAATGTTGGATTTGTAACATATACAACATTGTCAACAAATGTCGGCGGGGGGTCAAAATAAACAGTATAACCGTCTATAGCAGTTATAGTATATGGGCCACTAGCAGTGGGATTTTTTCCATAAAATGTTCCCCCTACTAGTAGTTCGGTTGTTGTATTATAAGACATAAAACTACTAGTAGCAGCCGATAGAGATTCTATAGACATTGGTACAACATTTGGAAACATTGCTATAGAACCTGCGGCAGGGGTATTGTTTGCGTTTTTTCCAATAACTACAACATCATTCAACTGACCGATGCTAATAGAATCTATAGAACCTAATTTTAAAGTTTTTAAAGCATTAACAATATGAGTTCCTGTAATAATATTAGTAGTTGTATTATTAATAGTAGCTGCTAGTGTATCTATATACGAGTTTAATGTAGTTAACGATGCTTGTATATTATTGAAATTGTCACGAAACCCCTGTGCGTTATTATTTTCGCCAGGAAGGGGGTATAGGGAATTTATATTATTAATATATTGTGTTGCGCCAGTTGTGCTCATAATTTTAGTGTCCTATTGCAAACCAAGTAAACGCTCCGGCCGAAGAGTTTTGAACTGCTGATGCATTACTCATAAACACAAACGAAGAATTGTTATAACTAACAATATTTGGAAATACGTCCCAATAAAATGCTCCGGGTGTTCCTGGAGTATTATTTGCTGGCGGTGTTCCTGCGGCCCCTGCATTGTAGTTTAAGTTCCAATAGCTCATTTGAAGATTTAAACATGCATTTGGAAATCCGGGATTAGATTGTCCAGGCAATGTTGGGAATGGAATTGTATTTGTCGATTGCCAAGAAACTAACCCAGTAGTCCCCCACATCATTATTAATCCTGTGGGTAATATTTGATATCCTGAGGTAAGATTAGTAGCAGACGATGTAGAGGAAGTGATTGATTGTGTGTCTGAAGTAACAAAAAAGTTTAAAAAAGATGATGTGTTTAAAATAATAGCAGGGGATGCATCATTATTTTTATCTTTAAGTATTAAATTGCCAGTTAAGGTAACACCGTTAAACGTTACATTACTTGATGTATTGATCAGATTTCCTTGAACAGTTAAGTTTCCATTAATGCCAAGACCGCCACCAACATTTAATGTTTTGCTAATACCGACCCCACCTTCTACAACTAACGTACCGTTGGTATAAGCATCTGAATCATCTCCAGCAGATAATATTAAATCTTGATTAAATGACTGCGATATCATCTTATTAACATCGCTACTAGTCACTACTACAAAATCTTGGAATATAGGATTACTTCCGTTTTTAAAAAACCCCACAGACCCTGCTGCTGCTGTTCCGTCTGGATTTTGTCCAGTGATAACAATATCGCCTAACTGTCCGGTACTGATGTTAGTTCCTGTACCTAATTTTAACAAGGTTAATGCAGATAATAGTTGTGTAGCAGTAACAGTTGATGCATTTACATTTAATGTAGTTCCTGCTAAGTTATCCATGTAGGAGTTTAAATCATTCAACGAAGTTTGTATATAGTTGAAATTATTTCTAAATGTCTGGCTGGAGTTATCTATACCCGATTGTGGATATAGTGTATTAATAAGTTGTGTACTAGTTAAGGCTGCGGTCATTGTTTTTATCTTTATTTATTGGGTCAATAACCTGTTGCAAACCAAATAACACTACTGCCGCCATTGGCACCGTTGTGTGTTTTGTTGTTTATTAGAGTTAGGCCTTGTGCTGATATACTTACAATCTGAGACATCATAGCATAATTTGTAGTAGCCGCTGAGTTTTGTACAACTGTTTGTGCATTAACACAGGCATTTGGAAATCCGGGAGTTGAATATCCTGGTAATGTCGGAAACACCACAGACCCTTGATTATCGAATGGAATATATGAACTTACACCCCACATCCATATCATTCCTCCAGGAAATACCTGATATCCGCCGTTAGCATTAAATGACGAATCCCATGAATTAACATTTAGTACTAGAGTTGGTGAAGCATCGTTGTTAGAATCTGCAAGAGTAAGATTACCTGCTACCATTAATCCGTTTAATACTGTATTTGCAGAGTTTGATGTATAGTTTCCCACTAGATTTACATCGCCAGTGATATTAGTATTACTATTAACATATACATTACCACTAACTCCCATACCGCCTTGTACCTGTAAGGCACCTGATGTAGTTGAAGTTGAATCGTGTCCGTCTGTTAGAGTGACTATTCCTGCAAATGCTGACGAAATTAAATTACTAACTGTACTGGCATTAATAACAGTGTAGTCCTGAAAAATAGGATTTGTAATGTTTATTCCTACATCGTCAAATCCAGGATCTGGACTAACATAAATGGTATATCCATCTACACCTGTGACAGTATAAACTGTGGTTGTATTAACAGGTGTAAATGAAGCACCTGGTAAAATATTTGTTGTAGTATTGAAAGTTGTAATAGAATGTGAACTAGACGAAATACTTTTAACTGCTATTGGTATAACATTAGGAAAAAATGCTATAGATCCTACAGCAGCAGTCCCATTAGGATTAACACCTTGAACTTTAGTTTCGTTTGATGAACCTACAGTAATAAAGTTGTTAGCACCTAACTGTAAAGTTTGTGACGCAACTATAGTAGTTGCAGTAACACTTGGGGCATTTATATTAGACGGTGGACTAGCCAACGCATTCATATAAGAATCTAAACTTGCCAAGGCCTGTTTAATATTTCCAAAATTATCGCGAAATCCTTGAGCATTGTTAAGTACTCCGGATGTTGGGTAGTTTACATTAATTTTGTTAATATATGGCAGTGCCGATGTCATTGTTATCTCCAGATAGTCTTATTTATTGTTAAAAATCAATCAAAAAAGAACATCTGCCATAGTCTACAGTTATCTTGATTATATCCAAAATATCCCAGTGCAGAATGTAGGTATCCTGCGTTAAAAATAACTAATCTGTTGTAAACATTTCCGATAACATCTACAGGTTCTAAAATAGTTTTATCTAGATTTTGCGAACCCGGTCTAAACGCCTCCATAATGCCTTCTTGACTGTTATGGAACACTCTATTCTTTTTAATGGCATGTGTGCCTGTACCTGTTTCGAAAGGAGCATCGGGAGTTAGATAAATCATAGCAGCCCATTTTTGACTGTCGCAATGATAAACTAATGGCTCACCTTCTGTGTTATATTGAAAACGACCATTCATACCATGTTCTTCCCACGCAGTGATTTCGCGACCCATGATACGTTCAAACTCAGGTTTTAGTTCAGGGAATAAAAACTGTTTAAAAGTTCTACGTCCAATATATCCCCGACCGATACCACCTTGATGATATTCTTGTTCAAGTGCAAACTTTCTAATAGCATCCGGATCTTTATAAAAGTTATCTACGACCCAAAATCCCGGTCTAGGATTGCTATTGATTTTGCTATTAGAAATAACAGTATTAATACTTCTATTAATGAGAGGTGCCTTAACTACAGTAGGCTCTGGGAACATATAGTCTCCAGCATACTGTAAATTATATTCAGTAACATTCTGCATCTTAGCAAGCACTTCCGCATCTATTAGATCAGGGTGTGCCCACCAATCTTCATAACTGTGAAGTTTATTATATCCAATGTCGTTGGCAACTAATACATACCCTTTAGATTTCAAAAACTCTCTAGACTGGTCTCGTATTGATTGATCAACATAGTAATCGTGTTCATAAGTGATTACCGCAAACTTGTGTGTGTCGAATGGTATTTTTTTTAAGATATTAAATGTTTGCTCAGGAGGATCGCAATCTAGTTGAAGAAAATCTATTGTCTTTTCTAAGTTAACTTTATCAATGAACTTGGTGTAATCAATTTGTGTAGCGTCTAAACAAAACACTAGATTATTTCTTTCGTTCATGAACTTTTCAACAAGTTCCCTGTTAAAATCAATACTAGCGCCAGTCCATCCGAATTTAGTTTCTAATAATGCTGTGTTATTGCTTTTAAATGGATCGGCACTACCTATTTCTAAATAAGTTCCGTTTGTTTTTCCATTTAACATAGATAGCACAAACATGTCTTGATATGATTGCGAATAGTTGTCATCGATTGTTTCGATGTTATTAAACTTAAATCGTATATTGTCTAACATTGACTTTTTATATTTAGATACTGTATATCGAGTTGCTGTATTTTGAGGATAACCAATAGAGTTAAGATTATTTTCTACAATATTTGAAAATAACTCTTCCATAGGATAGTTGTATTTTAGATCAGCCATGATTTCTCGGGCCTCTTCATTTTTACCAACCCACCATGCTGCTACACCTTTTTGGAAATATAATCCATACCACCCCGGATATAATACATCTGATCGTAATGGATCTTGATTAAACTCACATATTGTTAGCCCTAATACAGCAAATGTATAAGAGTTTTGCCAATCTTTTTTCTTTTCGTATAATCTGCTTAACAAGAAATATGCTTCTGGTCTGTTGTGTATTAGTACGATGGCTTTTTGTAAGATTGCTTCTTCGGTCATGTCTCTGAGACCTTGCCGATCAAAACATCTAGCACATTTAAGTAATGCTTCATATTGTTTTAAATCGTCAGTGGCACGTTCTGCGGCACGTAGATAAAAACTCAATGCAGCACCTGTTTGACCTAATGAATCGTATTCCAGTGCTAGGTTAAAATTAGCATCCGAATCTTCTGGGTTATCAATGTAATAAGAAAGTTGTGTTAGTTGCATTTTATTCTTTCAATAAATCTGCTAAAAGTGATTCTGGCATTTTAACAATAAATGCAGCATTATCTTGGAATCCAAAGGACAACAATAAGTCTCCTTTATAAAATGTTGCTCCACAGCAAAACTCGATATCAGCCTTCATGAAACTAAATGTGTCAGTATATTTGATCAAGTTCCAGTTTTTATCCCAAACTAGAAATCTATGAAGATATGTTCCGTCCTTTTCTCCTGCAGGACTCTTAAACAAGTTTACCTCGTGTATCAAAGCAATATAATAATCGCCGTACGGAATAACATGGCTACTTCCTCTAAAGTCTGGAACTCCTTGAATGTACGTGGTTTCATCTAAATGAATAGTAGTTGTAGTATTGTTTACCGGATCAAATTTTACAACTTCTGTTGGATTACACCATTTAACGTATGTAAACGGTTGATCCAAGACTGGCATCCAGTTTTTTTCGCAATATGTATCGTTTAGTTTAGTAGCGGGGATTCTTGTTCTTTTTATTTCTTTTGCTGAGCTACTTGAAATCTCTAACTCAGACAGTTCCATACGTCCTTGTCCATTAGTTGTGGTATCTCTACGAACACCACAATGATAAAGCGTATCATTCCATCGAAATAATCTAGCATCTTCTAGACCAATAAACTCCCAAAGTGGTTCTACATCTAACTTTGATGTATCTACTTTGTTTACTGTTTTAATGGTTAAATCTTCATTTAGTTCAGCAATATAATTCCAAGTACGCAGTTTAATATCGTTTTCAGGATGAATATATTGTAAAGGCCCCCAACGATGTTGGAATTGTTTGCGCTCAGAATGGTATAATGTATAGTTTACATGGCGAATGTTACACAGGATTTTGTCTCCATCTATATAAATGGAAGGGTTCATTAATCCAGTGCCATTGGTTTGATCTGCTGGAATTATGAGTGGATGTATGCTGCCACCGGCATCTATGGCACATTTGACCAAGCCGTACTTTTTAAATTTGGATATTAAGCTCATGTAACCTTAAATAATTTTAGACAAACTATTTAAGGTTAGGGGTAGTTGTACTTAACTATTCTTGAGTGCTGCTATTTCTGTTGTTAACTCTTTAATAGCTTCAATTAATACGCCTACAATATTACCGTAAGCAACACTTAACAATCCATTTTCGTTATCGATAACAACTTCTGGTAATATTTTTTGTATTTCTTGAGCAATAACACCTGTACCGTCTTTATTATTATCCAAACGTGTGTATGTTACACCTCGCATAGACATTACTTTATCTAACGCATTTTGTATAGTTTTTACATCTGTTTTAATACGCTCATCGGAATATGCTGTGACGTTTCCGCCGCAAGTCAAATCTCCGTTATAGGTTAATCCACTGCTACCAGTTACACCACTTCCGGTACCGTAAACGACATAACTATTAGAAATACTTAGTGTAGCACCACTGGTACCTTGCGGACCTGTGCCTCCTGTACTGCCAGTTGATCCTGTGGTACCTTGCGGCCCAGTTGATCCTGTTGATCCGGTATATCCTTGCAGTCCGGTAGAACCATTAGAACCATTAGATCCAGCAGTTCCTTGTGGTCCAGTAGAGCCTGGATTACCTTGTGGTCCTGCACCTCCAGTAGTTCCCTGTGCACCTGTAGATCCAGTTGTACCTTGAGCGCCTGTAGCACCAGTAGTTCCTTGCGGTCCGGTAGAACCAACAAATCCTTGGGTACCAGTAGTTCCTTGCGGTCCGGTGGCACCTGTAGTACCTTGTGGTCCCGTAGCACCTGTTGTTCCCTGAGAACCTGTGCCACCACTGCTACCAGCACTACCTTGTAGACCAGTACTACCCTGAGTACCACTGCCTCCACTGCTACCAGCACTACCTTGTAGACCAGTACTACCCTGAGTACCACTGCCTCCACTGCTACCAGCACTACCTTGTAGACCAGTACTACCCTGAGTACCACTGCCTCCACTGCTACCAGCACTACCTTGTAGACCAGTACTACCCTGAGTACCACTGCCTCCACTGCTACCAGCACTAC